GACCCAGAACGCAATCGTGACCGGGGAAGCACCAGTCGTGCCGAACATAAGCCTTGCCCAGCGATAACCTTCGATGGTGTGGGTTAAGGTCTGTGCATCATTCGGCCCCAGTGCCGCAGGCGTGGCACAGGTCAAATAAAGAGCGCGAGGAAATCCAGCAATGGAAGCTATTACGGCTTGCCCCGCCGAGCCAGACCGCGTTGCGCCTAAATTAACTGCTAGAAAGTTGTCAATAGCGTATGCGGCCGTTGCGGGTGGCAGTAAAACACCACCAAGACCGCGCTCCTGGCTCACCTCCATCGAGCCGTTGATTTGTATCCCGTTGAAGGCATACGCATCGAACGCAGCAGATTCCGCGCCCGTTGCAAGCAATATCCAGTTGGTTCCGTTGTAGAGTAGATCGGCATAGCGACCGAGCAACATGGCATTGGCGCCAATATCGAGGCCGGCCTGATTTTTGATCGCAACCGCGCCGATGCCATCCATGTTGAGCGTGGTGGCGCCGGTGTTGGTCACGCCCACCTTGAGCCGCACCGTCAAGCCGGTCGGCACCGTGGTGTAGGCAACACCTGATGTAAACGTCTGCGCGTTGGCGGTACCGCCAGTGGTAATTGAACCGTTCTTGAGATCACGGTCCTTGGCATGCGCTGCGAGCATGCTACGGGCGCTGTTGTTCACGCTAGCGCGTGGCTGGCCCTCGGCCCAATTGATCAGCGGATCGGAGGTGGCATTGGTCGCCGCCGTCTTGCTCCAGGCTTGAACGTCTTCACCGGGTGAGGGCATTTACATCTCCTAAGAGAATATCTCGCTTGCTCGCTCTGCGGTGAGCACGCCGGCATCTACCAATTGTTGTTTGAGTGTCTGCGCCTTCTGCCGGCCAAAGAAGATCGTACTATCCGTGACCAGGATGTCCCAGTTTTTGCTGTAGCCAACTTTTGAGTTGGAAATATCCGCCGCTCGTTGCCGCTCCAGCGCGAGGTATTCCTGATTGGTGAAGCGTGCGACGAAATCCGTGGTTGGAATGAGCTGATAGATTTCATCGACCATCAGGTGTTCTCATAAGTACCGGAGACACTGATCACGGCACCATTCGCACCCGGATAGGTGTTGTCATAAAACAGGATCGACATGATCGTGCTGCTGACGACGCCGATTGAACCTGACACCATCTTTCCGGTCAGCCCGCGCTCGCGTCCTGCCAGAACCGCAATTGGTGAGGACGTGGTGAGGGCGGTATTGGGTAGCGTTACGGCAATGTACGACCCCCCTGTCCCATTGGTCGTAATTGTCACCTCAATTCTGATGTGCGTGACCTTGCCGATGGTTAGAAACCGCCCGGTTGCACTCGCCGTGGTAAACGTACCGCTGCCCGCCGTGACGGTCGGCGTGTAGGCCGTCCATGCTGGAGCGATGGCGGCACCTGCCACAGCGGCAGTGATGCCCTGGATGGTGGTGGCGCCGGTCCACTGCGCAAACTGTCCGCTGACCGGGGTGCCGACATTGCTGACATTGCCGCCGGCCAAGGTACACGTCAGGTTGCCGCCCGAGAATGCCAGCCCGGTGCTGACGTTGACAGCGGTCCAGGTGTTGGCGGCCGACCGATAGTAGATCGTATTGGTGCCGGTCAGCGCCGCGAGCGCGGTCAGATCGGCATCGATCGGCTGATAGCCGCTTAGATTGATCGATAGCACACCGCCGGTAACTGACAGCGGCGCCGTGACCGATGTGATGAAGCCACCACCGCTGCCCATGATCCCGAGCGCATTGCGCGCGGTGTAGGGATCGCGGGCCTCATCGAATTTAATTCGGAATGGCGGCGGCGCCCAGGCGTCCATTATGCAACAGTCCCGTCCTGCTGCGCCTCGATCACAACGCCCTGCGCGTGCGTCCAGACCTTAGCTGCCGGAATAAACCGGCGGAAGCGATGTAACCGAGCCGAGGAATACAGCGCCGCCGATCCGGTGATCTCGATCATCACCGGGGTTTCCCACACATACGCATCTTGCAGCCGCTCGCGGGTGCCGGCGGCCACCGTGCCCGACGTATCGTCGCGCACATCATCGAGCGGATAGGCATCACTGACGAAAGATCGCATACCGGGCGACAAATGCACCTCGGCGGTTTCCATCGTCGCCGGCAGATTTGGTCCGGTGAGTGCCGACAGGAAGCCCCCGGGGTTAATGGCGCCGATCAGCGGGCGGCCACCGACATAGCTGAAGCTGTCGAGCGAGGGCGCCGTGCTATCGAGCAGCGGGTCAAGCGGATCGCCGATAATATCGGTATCCAGATCAGCACCGGACGAGCCCAGCAATCCCCAGACATACGCTGATACAGAAGATTTAGCCCAGCGGGAATTCGACCAATCGAAGATGATCTGCTTGTCGTACATTGGTGCGGCATCGCCGGAATGATACACCCACACCACCCGCGGCTTATTCACGCCGGCAAGACAGTGAATTACATTGCGCCGGGTGACATCGGAGTTCGCCAGGAACCACTCGTTGACCTTGTCCTGACCGATCGGCGTGACCTGCTGGCCGGTCATACTGTAGAACCCATCCTCACTCGCAAAATAGAGTACGTTCCCGATGGTATCGAAGCCGTATTTCGAGACACAGCCGCGATCGTCCAGCACGCGCGAGAAACTGAAGATCAGCGTAGTATCACCAGGCAGGAATTGCAGCGTGCGCACGGCACGATCTTGCAGCACATAGCCGATTTCACCACCAGCCACGCCCATGACCGGGCCTCCGTCCGGCATCTGCTGGGTGTCGCAGAGGTTAGTCCCGACGATCCATCCTGTGATGTCGTTGATGGCTGACCAGATGATGCTGCGCCTGGTGTAGCCGACGTTGTCGGCCAGCCCGCTCAAGAACAGGAAATCGCCGATCTGCTTCACGTTGGTAGCGCGCGGTGGTGAACCGGCCAAGGCCGCGAAATTGGTGCCGCTGTCGATGTCGATCACTTGCGGATCGTCGTTGACGTTGACCGCCACCAGTTTCTGACCGGACTGCTCGAACATCCATAGGTCGTCGGGTTGTACGTTGTAAGCACCCCCAGCCGTGCGGCTGATATCAGCCCAGGCGTCGAGGCTCCATTTGTACAGTTTGGTCGGCGTGCCGGCGTAGATTTTCCACTCGCCCAATAGCGTGCGCGCGGCGTACAGCCCGCAGGCATTGGGTAGCGGCGCAACACTGAACGGAAACAGCGACGGAAACGGCAGATAGGAATTGGCCCCAGCGAAGACGTTCTCGACCTCGCTGGCAAATTTTGTATCAAGCAGCGCGATGTCAGGCCGCCACTCGCCAAATTCCACCGGCCGTTTTTGCGCGGGCATTAATGCTGCTCCCGGGCGATTTTAATCGCACGCTGCAATTTGGCGTATGCACGCAGATTATCCGGCGCCGCCGCGATGATACGATCGCCGCGCTTATGCAGCATGAATGTCCCCGACTGCTCGCCCAGGATATAACGCAGCATTTGCGGCGTGTGGTAGATCACAACAATATCTTCGTCGTGATCAAGCACCGTTTGTTGCTTTTCTGACAACGCGATATCGGCGAGCTCGTTACCGTCGCCATCGAAAATCATGGTCATCAGTAATACTCCGCCGTTCGTACTGACGGACTGCTGGCGCCGGTGGTCAGTGCATAACGCTGGATGATTTCTGCAAACACCTCATCGCGGCGGGCCTTGTAGAGTTGTGCCATTTCCAGATTGCGGCCGTCGCCGGCAGCTTCCACCATCAATCCGAACAGGTAGACGTTGGGATATTCGGTCAACAGCCAGTTGCTGTTGCTGTTGTTGCCGACCAGGGTGGGGATTTTCTGGTAGTAGTGGAAATCATAAGCGCCGGTGCGGTCGTCCACCGGCCGCACCTTGAAGGTATTGCCCTCGATGGTGAACAGCCGATCGAAGCCGCGGCCCACCGGCGGCAGATAGGCCGGATGCACATAGTCGAGTTCATCGTAGGGCGGATGGAATGTCGGCACCGGCGGCGATCCTGGCAACGTCGGCCGCACCGTGCGCCAGAGCAGATAGTCGGCTGGCAAAGCCACGTCGCCACCCACGGTCGTGAGCAATACCGATGCCTCCATCGGCAGCACCCGCAGCCGCGAGTTGGCGTCGGCCTCGAACGAGCGCGTGAAACGATCGTAGCGCGCGATGAACCGCTGATTGAACAACAGGTCCGATAGCTCGCTTTTCAACTCGCCGTAATTACTCGCCATCGCCGTTGTCCCTTATGCGTGGCGGCCGTCCTCGCCGCTTCTTGTTGGGCTCACGATCGGGCTCGTCCTCGGGCGGATAGTCCGGCGGATTGGTGGGATAACGCGGCGGCTCCTCGATCGGCGGGGGCGGCGGATCGTTCGTCCATGTCTCGGGCATCGGGCCGAATGGTCCCGGCACCGGCCCCTTGCCCTTGCCGTTATCTTCCACTCGAAAGAACCGATTGCCGCGCGCCTTCCTGATCATGGTTTCGTCGGTCACCTCGACGGCCTGGCCGACCTCGAACGTGACGCCGCACCAAGTGCACGGTGAGAGGGGGATGTACTCATCCCCCTGCTCCGTGCCATCGGTGCCAAGCCAGGTGAGCTTGGCCATGGCGCTACGATGTCGGCTTGATGAACTGCACCGAAACGTAGGCATCGCCAGCGGTTGGAGATACGGCAAGGTTAACCCACACTGGGGTGTCGGCCGCCAGCGGCTGCACCAACGCCGCCAACGGTGGCGTGACCACCGTGCCGGCCGTCAGTGCGATGCCGGCGGCAAGATCAACGCCGGCGGCGGTAGTGCCGAGGTTGAATGTTGCCGTGCCCGGCGTGATTGCCGTTTCCACATTGCTGTTGATGCCGAGGATGGTGGCACCAGCCGGCAGAGTGCCAATCTGGACACTCTGTGTGGCACCGCCACCTGACACCGCAGTGATGCGGCCGGCGATCGACTGTACCGCAACACTGAAAGCATCACGGGCCGGAATGTTGGTCATCAGGTTAGCAACCATGGTTCTGTTCCTTTCTCTATCCGCTTAATCGGTGGCCGAGTTGAAGAACCCGGTTGCGACGCCCCACTGCACAAGCCTGGTGGTGGCCTTCGGATGTTTCTTGAAAATTTTCCCGACGCCAAATGCAGCCTCGATTCCTGTGCCGGTGATAAAGCCATAGTCATCTTCTTTTCGAAAGGTAGGCTTGGCCATCTGACCGTACGCAATCGCCGCTGCTTGCTGGCCGCACAGGAACACCGGTTCGACACGCGTCGAGCCGTTGCCTGCAGTTTTCATCGAGGTCCACACGTTGGTGACGAAGTTTGAAATCTCCGGGACCAGGCGCACGATTACCCCGTCGAACAAAATATCGCCGTCCTGAAATAGCGGGTTATCGGGTCCGCCGTTTATCTCGCGTCCTTCACGGGCTCGAGCATTCGTGTTAGCCGATACAATGGTCGGGTCCATCTTGAGATCGCGGAAGCAATTCAGCCCGGCAAAGGCGACGAAATACTCATAACCCGAGCGGGTTTTGTAGGGCCTAATATGAGGATTAGCCCCCATCGCCACACGCTTGAGCAGCGCCAGGTTTGCGCCGGTGAACTTATCCGCCGTCGCATCCACGTTCAGCAACGATGCGGCATGATCACCCGCTGCCGCCGATGTGCCGATCATGTTGGTGTTGTTGCTGGTGGCCGCACCGAACAGGACACGGTCGCGATTATCGAACTGCCACTGGCTGCGCTGGATCGGCGTTGCCAGATCATACTGGGTGCCGTTGACACGAACGCCGGCCGCCGGCTGGCTTTCCGATGGCAGCGCCATGAATGCCGCGATGATTTCGTCGCGGGTTACCTCGCTCAACCAATCCGACAACAGCGGCTTGGCCTCGCCGAAGATGTCGGCACTATCTTTCTGCTGCTCGCTCTTGGTGGTAACCACCGCATTCCGGCACCATTCTAGCCAAATACGGTATCCGTAATCGTCGATCTTATCTTCATTACCTACTAGGGGGCCGGTAGATACCCCCATACCCGCCAGCCGAGTAACCAGCGGGATATTCATTACTTCGCCGCCGCTCTTTAACTCCATGCGGCGGCGGATGATGGCGTTGACCTCATCGCTCATGTACGGGCTGAACATATTCTCCCGTACCCACTCACGATTGATCTGCTGCGTGAAGCGGATCAGTTTGTTGTTCTGTTGAATGTCGGAAACGGCCATGGCCGTATGCCCTTTCTGCTATGACCGCAGCCAACAAAAAACCCGCCATGCGGCGGGCGATCGTGTCGGACGAGCGGTCGGTTTACTTGGTGGCGAAATCGTAGAGGCTTGCGCTGCTGAGATCGCCGCCGTTGTCCATGCGGCCGGATGACGACCGGATCGATGACAGCGATGGCGGCAGTTGCACGTTGGGAGGACTAGCCTTCTGAGCACCTAATCGCTTCGCACGCATTTGCATGACGTAGTCTTGAACCTTTGCGTTCTCGGCCCACGCCTGCTGCTGCTGCCGTAGCCACGCTTGCGGATTGGCGCCGATCGCCGCTTGGGCTCTCGCCTGCCGATGCCACTGCACCAATTGACCGTAAGGATGCCCGCTCTGCATGATCTGCTGAAACACGAAATTGCCTTGCGGGGTTTGCCGGATGCGGCCGATGTCCTGCAGTGCGGCGTTCACTTCCTGCTCGCCGAATTGCATGTTCGCTTGCGTGCGGCTGACATCGTCCTTGATCTTCATCATGTACATTTGCCCCTCTTGTCTTAGGGGCTGCATGACATGCTGATCCAAGTACGCCCTTGGATCGTCGAAGATGGTTTCCGGTCCTTGCGGCTGCTGCGGCGCTTGGGGATTTAGACGCTGCTGCAGGTCCATCACCGCCCGCGTCAATTCTGATGCGTGCGCTTCCAGACGCTGCCTTGCATCGCGTTCCTTCAGCAATTCCGCCAACGGTACGTTATGCCCCTGTTGCTGCCCCTGCGGCTTGGGCGCGAACTTTCCTTGCGGATCGCGCGGTTGGCCGGGCGTCTGCGCGCCCTGTTGCAGATCGGGCCGCGTCGATGCCGGCTGCTCGGACGCTCGTCCTTGCGACGGTGTCGACGGTGGCTGCGATGATGACGGCGGCGGCGAAGATGCCGGCGTCGGATCGGGTGAGCTTATGGCGTGGTCGAATAGTTGCCGATCAGTGACGGTGTTGGTGTCCGTACTGTTGCCACTGATCGTACCGCCTGCTGGTTCTGTGCTCATGGTTCATCCTTCGGCCGTGTCGTGGCCGTCTACGAGAGCGCCCAATGTCGCCTGGACGGTGCGGAAACGGGTATGAAGCGCGCTACCCGAACGCCCGGCTATATCGCTGCCGGCCGCGAGATATTTTGGCCAGTGGTAAGCTGCAACGCGGCTTCGTTTGCCTGCAGTTCCGCTTGCTTGCTGGCCTTGAACATTTCGATGTGCATGGCGTTTTGCGCCTTGTTGCGCTCGATCTGGATTTCGTTGGCGGCCTTCTCGCGCCCCAACTGCAATTCCAACTGCGCGGCCTCGCGCTTGATCTGCATCTGCGACGCCGCGGTCTGCTGATCGGCGGCAATGCGCGCCGCGGCCTCTTGCTGCTGCATAGCCAGCTTGGCCTCGGCTTCCTTCTGCTTCGGATCAGGCTGCGAGGCTTCCTGCTCGCCGGCGTCGCGGAATGTCTTCTTCACGTCGGCCGGCAATGGGCTCGTTTCGATCAGCACTCGCATCACCGCAGTGGCCTGGCCTGGCGAGAGCATCGATGCCACCGCCGGAAGCGCCTGCGAAATCGCTTCGTAAGTGTCCTGCATCAACGTGATGGTATCAGGCCCCTCGTCCAAAATGATATCGACATCGAGTTCGCCGATCGCGTTTCGCATCATCGGCGGCATGAAATCGCCCTGCGAAATCTGCTCGTTGATCTGCACGAATTGCGGCTCGCCCTCGGCGTCGGTAATCCTGATCCAGCGATGGTTCGTCCAGTATTTCTGCGCCGCACAGAACAGCGCGCGATACACCCGCACCTTCCAGCCGCGCAGGTTGAACATGTAGGGGCCGAGGCCGGCAAGACCGGCTTGCTGCAACAGCGCAATGGCGCGGCCGCTCGATCCGCCGGCGCCCTGATCGCCGCCAATCATCGCGGAATTAGGCCCGAAGGTTTCGATCTCCTGCTTGGCATCCTGCATGAACTGCAGTTGCCCCATCACCGCGGCCTGCTTGGCCTGGTCGTCAAACCGCACATCGTCCAGCGACGTATTGACCAGCACGATGCCGTCGCTGCGGGCGGCTTCGCGTCGGATCGCCTCGATGTTGGTGTCGGCGATCGCCGCCTTGGTGGCGATGATGCGCCGGTTATTTAGCTCATGTAGCGCCTTCGATCGGCGCTGGTTAACTTCGTCCTGCGGCGACATGAGATTGCGCGGGAAACCATAGCGATCACCGTCGTGATCCACGGCGGCCGAGAACATGATGTACTTCGCAATTTGCTTTTCGTGCTCGTCGATAAACGGCGAGACACCCTGCATAAGTATCTTAGAGCCCGTGAACAGCGCCCACTTCCAGCCGCCGCGCGATTTGTACCAAATATCAACCAGCCGTATCTGCTTGAAATCTCCATTGGTCGCAAACCATCTGTTGTCCCGATCCGAATTCGACATCAATTCGCTATTGGCATCGCACGCCGCGCTGATGTCCTCCTCCATGCCGGGCAGCATTTCAATCAGTTGTTCCTCGTCCACAAACTTGCCCATGCCGAGGTAGCGCGCGTCCTCGAAATCGTGTTTGAAGCTCCTGGGATCATAAAAAAACCCGTCGTTGTCGACGGGCTTGAACATCACATCATAGTCCGGTTGTGGCGGCGCCATTGGCGGGCCGCCGTTGTGGCCCATCATGCCGCCGCCCTGCTGCGGCTTGGGGGGAACCGCCCGAAGGTCAAGCTCGATGCCGCCGATGCCATCCACCGCGGCGGCCTCGGTGACAACAGGCGTGACCGCATCCCAGCGGTTGTTATCCATCAGATAGCGCAGCACCGCGGTCGCCAGATCGGCGCCAGCCTGATGCGCCGGCGTGCGTGGGAACGCCTTGGGATCTTGCTTCAATCTCTCAACGGTGCCGACGATGCCGTCGATCTTCTGGCCGATTTTATTGTACGTCACGACCGGCTGCTTGCGGTCGTTGAATGTCTTGATCTGGTCGCTCGTCCACTGCGCACCGTGGCGATAGCGCCGCGATATCTGCTGCTCCTCGATCTCCAGCCGCTTGCTGTCGAGGTAGGTGGTGTAGGCCAGCACGCATTTTTCTAGCGGCCAGAAACCCTGATCGTCCTCGCCGGCGCGCGGATCGTCGGTGGTCGGCGAGCGACCGCGCGAGCCGCCAGTGGCGGTCGAGCTATAGCCGGTGAAATTTACGACGTTGGTGACCGACATTTTCAATAAGCCTTATTGCCGATCTGCGTGGGCGGCATCGGCGGCCGCCCCATCAGCCCGCCAGGCTGCAGGCCGGGCACCGGCGGCGGCAAGGGTTCTGGCCCAGGTGACATGCCGGGGGGAGGCGGGGCGCCTGGGCCAGCATCCGCACCCGGAGGTGGGGGCGGTAGCGCAGTGTCAGGGCCGCTATTCGGGCCGCTCATCCCGGCCCCCAGGTTGCCCTGCATGAAGGAAATCATCAGCGGCATCACCTCGCCCTTTTCTTGGGGCGACAACGAGCCGACGAACGCGGCGAACTTTTCCACCACTGACATGATCTGTTCCTATGATTTCAAAGATGTCGGAAAAAATGGGGGTGTTTATTCCGATGTCGATTTTTGCGCCCAACTCGTAGGGTCGCGAATTTATTCCTAAAACTGCCGCCAATCCTCGGCCGCGGTGCTCTTGCGATAGACCTCGTACCCCGACACGTCGGCCGGCTTTTGCGGCTCTTTCACCGCCACCCACGGTCGGCTCATGCAGGCGTAGCGGCACTCGTCCGCGGCGTGATCCTCGCTGTCGGTGCAGACATCCTCATGCCGATCGGGATCGTGTTGTAGAAATGGCACAGTCCTGATGAAATCCCGGCACGTCGAGAACACCACCAGCATTGGCAGGCCGTCGTCGTTACCGACCAGCCTGGCGCGCATCTGATCCCAGCCGCCGAGGTGGGCGAATATCCGCACCCGATGATTGTCGGCTTTGCGAAACCAGACCTTGCCGCCAGTTTCAGTTCCCATGCGCTCGGCGATCGACGGCCCGCCATCCTGAGCG